TAAAGGAATTTAATTCTATGGATAATACATCAAAAGAAAAATGGGAAGTACCAAAATATACAGGAAGTCAGATAAATAAAGCTGGTAGAAATTTTGTAAATCCTAATTCAACTGCCAAGGAAAAAGATGCCGCTTTAGAAGTAATCAATAATTGGAGGGCTTCACATGCTTATCCATTACAAATTATATGTAGTAATTTACGTAGGAACAATCCAAATGCTATTGTTGTTCAAAGATTAAAAAGGCTAGATTCAATTATAAATAAACTTAATAGAAATAAGGATCATGTAATGGAATTATATAGAATGCAAGATTTAGGTGGTTGTCGTGTAATTGTAGATTCTATTGATGATGTATATAAAGCAGTTGATAAATATAAAACTTCTAGTATACGTCATATTTTAAAAAAAGAGTATGATTATATTAAATGCCCCAAAGAATCAGGATACAGGTCTTATCATATGGTATATAAATTTTGTAGTGATAGCAAAGAAACATATAATAAAAATATGCTCATAGAAATTCAATTCCGTACAAGATTACAACATATATGGGCTACTGCTGTTGAAATGATGGGAATTTATACTAAGAGCAATCTTAAGGCGAGCCAAGGGAATGATGAAATACTTAGATTTTTTACTCTTGTGTCTTCAGTTTTTGCCGCACAAGAAAAAATGCCACTTTGCCCAAATACATCGCAATGGGCAGATGAGTTGATAGTAGAAATAGAACAATTAGATAAAAAACATAACATTCTTTCTACTTTAAGTGCAATAAATGTTACTATTAATTATACAAGTGAATTAAAAATTAAAGGTAAAAATTTATATTATCTTTTGATTCTCAATTATAGTAAAAAAAATGTTAGAGTCAGAAGTTTTAATTCTTCACAAATCGAAGTTGCTACCAAAATATATGATACTGTTGAAAAAGAATCTAATCTTGATGCGGTTTTAGTATCCGCAACTTCGTTTGAAACATTAAAATTAGCTTATCCAAATTATTTTGTAGATATTTCTGCTTTCATTGATAATTTAAGAGATATAATTAATTTTTATAAAAGTTTAATGGAATAAATAATGTTATTATGCCAAAGACAGATGATTGATTTCGTCTGTCTTATTTTTATGCCAAAAATAAGAAATAAACAGAGAATATATTATTGAGCAATGTTCTGCTTCTATTCCATTACTTGCTCAAAGAAAGGAATTTAGCATGAAACTAATTGACAGCAAAACAAAAATTGATATCACAAAATATCTTAAGCAGAAAGAAAGCAACATCTCCAAGAGTAACCGCAAATCAAAACACAAACACCATTATGAAGAATGTCTAATTCAAAATAAATGGAATTTTAAAAGTAACGTATTTACTCAAGAAGAAAAAGAACGTATTCATACATCATTATGCAGTTACTGTACTATCTGTGGAAAAATTGGAGGAATAATTAAAAATAGTAAATATCAGGAAGAGATCGAAACATTGCAGAAACAAAGACAAATAGGTAGTAATTTTTGGATAAGTATATTAGGTGAAGAAATTTATAAAATGTATCATGATAAGCTACCAGTGTTTTTTATAGATAATATCTTCACAGAGAAGTACGTTAATTTGAAACAGAATTATAATCCAAATGGAGAATAACACTATAGGTAAATCACATATGTACCCAAATGAAAGTATCAATCCAAAACACCATATACCTAAATCAACCAATAACAATCAATTAAAAAATTATGGAGTTTGTATGTAGCGTTAGCGAAATACAAACGGAATATTCTTCTCTTGATAATATGAGTCTATATAGATATAGACTGCACAAAATTGATAGCTGGGATGTACCCAAATGAAGTAAATTTTCATTTTTGGGTACATGCTGTATGTACCTAAATGAATTTTTAATAATTTCATACAAGTGCAACTTTTAATGTTTTTGTGAATTCAAATGGAGAATATACTATTGAACCACTTATCACACTCTCATCTCACAAATTGTAACTGTAAATTATGTTTTAGAAGAAAGGAAAGAAATGTTATCAGAAGGAAAAATTAAAATATCTGAATTAAAACCACATCCTCAAAATAATTTTTACTTTGATGATATGGAAGGTGATGCATGGGATTCATTACTGCAATCAATAAGTACATCTAATGTAACCAATGCAATTACCATAACTCAAAATAAAATAATCATATCAGGTCATCAGCGAATACGAGCTTGTAAGGTATTAGGAATCGAAGAAGTTTCATATAAGATGATTGAATATGAAAATGAAAATCAAGAAATTAAGGATCTTATTGAGTCTAATCTACGTCAGAGAGTTCTTGGAAATACGAATCCTGTTAAATTAGGAAGGTGTTTTTCATTTTTAAATAAATACTACGGTTTTGTGCATGGTGGAAATCATGGGAATCAATATACAGTGCCAAGTGAAAAAGTTTTTAACTTGGCAAATGCCCAACATGATAATCCATTAAATCAAAAAGAACTTGCTGAATCGTATGGTATTACGCAGCAAACGATGAATAATTACATGCGTATGGCAAGTATGATACCAGAATTAGAGGATTTGGTTGATACAGGAATTGTCACAAAGGATACAGCTCTTGCTATTATTCGTAATTTATCATCTGATGAGCAACGTGAACTCATAGCTTCTTTGGATATAACCAAGAAAATAACAAAAAAAGAAGCAAAAGAATATATAAAGACAATAAAAGAGTTAAAGGCAGAGAATAAAGAGTTGAAAGATGCTTCACCTGATTCACTCACCATCTCTACTTTAAAAATCGAAAAAGAGCAACTTGAAAAAGAGAATAAGATATTGGAATCTCAAAAGAAAATCTCTGATGATTTAGTTGCTGAATACAAATCTCAATCTGAAGAGTATATGAAAGTAAAAGAAAAGCTTGCACATATGGGGACTAAGCCTAATGGTGACTACAATACTTTCAATGCTGCTGTAAAAATCACTGAGCTAAACAGCTCTCTTATGGATTTACTTCAAAATCAACTCGCACCACTTAAATACCAACAATACATTTATGCAATAAAAGAGAATAAGATACTGAGAACAAATTTAATTTCAACTTTGCATATGTTGAACGATTGGTATGAAACCATGCTCTCCTATTTAGGAGAAGAAACAAACGATGAAAATATTATTGATATTGAAATGGAGGAAAACTAAATATGAAATTTGGAAGAAATTATGACACTGAAATTATGGAATTAAATCAGAAAACAACTGGATTAAGAACCGACACTGATAATAATAAATCAGACATTATTTCTATTGGGAATGAATTTGGCAAATATAAATTAGAGATGAATAATATTGTAAAGTCTTTATTAGAAGAACATCATAATCTCCTAAAAGAATATAATGATTTAAGAATTGTGATAATGAATCTTAAAGAAGATGCTAAAAAAGAAATAGAAATAAAAGACACAACAGATATGATGACATGCGCTGACATTTGCGACCAGCTTACAGATGTAAAATACCTTAATCCAACAAGTTTAAAATATTATCTTTATGAATTAGGATTATTAACATTAAGTATCAATAAACGTCTTAATACATATAAGGCTGTTTCTAATTATAAAGATATTAGTACAGATATTAGTCAGTATATGCATGTTAAAGGTCGTGTTATTACTTTTGATAAAGATGCAATTGAATATTTTAAAAAGCATTTGAATGATTTAAGAGAGTCTGCAAATAAATATACAAGAAAGTTAGAACAATTTTCTAAATCAAAAGATAATATTGATACACTTCAAGTTAAGAATTACGAGG